GTTATCAGGAGTCTTGCCAATCCCAACACGCTGCTGCGAATCAATGCGAAGCGCTTCAGTTGGACTTGCCTGGCCATCTTTAGTAGTGGAGAACACTAAGCGGCCTGGCATGTCATTCGCGCCAGGGGTGCCGTCTACTGCAACGGTAATCTGTGCAGCTGCTATAGCATTTGTACCATCAGTACCCATCCAGTAGATATTGCCTAAGCTGTCACCACTCTGAACAACAGTTGCACCAGTAGGCGTTGTATCTCTTGTTTTCCTAAAGACTAAGTTCGCTCCAGAAACATCATTCGTAGAACGAAGCAAAGATGCCGCAACGCCTCCACCTTCATTAACTTGAAACTGTGCTCCAAGCCCACTAAGGCTTGCGACACTCGAAGACGTACCAACCAGGAGCCTGCCGGAGCTATCGATGCGGGCAGCCTCACCATTGTTTACTTTGAACAACAGCGGACCATAGCCACCGCTTGTAAATGAAGATTCGATTGTGCAACCCGCCGCAGCTCCTGAGTTTCCTGAGAGCAAAAGGAGCCCAGAGTTGCTTGATGCTGGAGTGGTGCCAATAGTGCCAATTACATGAAGTGGAAGTCCAGGGCTCGCGGTTCCGATGCCGACGTTGCCATCCGAGGTGATGCGGAGGCGCTCTTGGTTGTTTGTGCCAAAGAGAAGAGGAACATTGTTCTCCGCTAGTAAGTATCCATATCCATCACCAGCTCTAAGGTCTACCGCAGAAGTTGCACCACCACCGCCACCTGGGTAAACAACGCGAAAACGCGCAACAGCCGCTCCTGATGTATCTGAAGTAGCAGCACGAACAGTTGTAGTACCAGATCCGAGAACGTGCAATAACTCGGTTGGGCTGCTCGTCCCCACGCCCACCTTGCCTGCCGAGGTGATGCGCAGGCGTTCTTGTGATGTAGTAGAACCAGACGATGTTGTCTCTACAGTAAACGCAGCAGGGGAGGATGTGGAGCTTACTGCGCCATCTGTAATGAAGAATAGTGCCCCACCAACTTGATAGTTTGATCCATCAAAGCCTCTAGCTTGAATAGCTCCTATTCCGGCTGAACTGCTAATTGCAGTAGGAGAAGCAGCTGTACCTTGCGCTCGATCAAGCTGAACTACCCCCGCAGCTCCGTATCGACTTGTTCTAATAAAGCCATCGTTTACATGAAGACGTGTGCCAGGGGAGCTTGTTGATACGCCAACATTCCCACTCGCATCCACAAACAACCGCCCAGTGCCATTAGTCGAGATGGCTAGAGTGTTTGCAGCGGGGCTGTAGATGCCTGTACCTGATGCTGCAGAACTACCAGTCCAACTAAGTGCTCCAGACATGGAGTCACCAGTACGATTCACATACCGACCATCAGGATCAATTGGTTTGTACTCCGACCACACCCATGTGGAGCCGTTCCAGTACATCCGAACATAGAGCCCGTTATCTCCAACAAACCCTGCTGGCTTGCCACTCAATGGGTTAAAGTTCTCGACACCTGTGGAATCCGTTAACTGGATTGCATCGTTAATTGCTGGGCTTGGAGGGATAGCTGCTACGTTTGCAACAGGCTGCCAGATCTTGGCATCACCAACAGCAGCAATAGCAGCTGCGGATTGATTTAGTGCTTGTGTTGCTTTAGCGTCAATACCATTAGCAGTGGCTGACGCTGCATTAGCTGTGGATGAGGCTGAGTTAGCCGTTGATACCGCAGTGGATGCGTTAGAGCTGGCTGTATTAGCCGTAGATACAGCATTGGTGGCCTTCTGGTCTGCAGACACAGCAACAACTGCTGCACCTTGAGCTGTAGCGTTAGCTTCGTTAGCGGTGACAACAGCACTACCTGCTGCAATCATTGCATCCTTACTACGCGCAATGGCCTCATCAGCCTCTACGGTTGATTCTTGAGAGACATAAAGGATCTGTGTGAAGTCATCATTCAGATCCTGTGCCCTAATGGCAGAGCCTGGATAGAACTCTGCCTTAAGCTTTTCGTTGGCAGTTAAACGGTAGATCCGAATCGCGGCTCCATTAGCTGGGGCAGTATTGAAGCGAATCGTTGTGGCATTATCAAGGGTATATGCAGTTGTAGGTGTACCGTTAATAGAGACCCGAAGGTCTGCTTTATCAAGGTACGGGAATGTAAAGTTGTAGAGAACGGTTGACCCGTTCCCAGTGTATTCGTTTTGTGGGAGTGCCATTACTTATTCCGCATGTTTAGGATTGCATTTGCATCTTCAGTAGAACCACCTTTACGGCGTTCTCCAGCAAGTCGAGTCAACGCTTGTTTACGAACCTCTTGTGCAACTGCACTATCTTCATTCTTCATTTGAATCCAGGCTTGACGCTTAGCCTGATCAAACATCTTACGGATCTGATCATTATGTAGCGTAGTGGATGCGTCGTACCGACGACCAGCTGCACGATCAGCTTCCATATCAATGATGGACTTAACAACGTCTGGATTCTTGAAGAGTTCAGTGAGCTGTGCTTCAAGGTTCTGCTTACCAATCAGGAACTGGTAGCGACTCTTCATTTGTGGTGTCAGAGCTTCGCCGTTAGGACCACTGTTTACGGTAGTCTTAACATCAAACAGCGAGCGGAATAGAAGCTCTCGTGTGGGTGTTGTTCCAATGTTAACTTGGAACGGAGACACAGCATTAAAGGCTCGTGTCATGAAGTCGTAGTCATTCAGTTTGGTACCGTTGAGGATGTCATAGCGGTACGGAAGCTGTTGACCGTCAGGAGTAATGACATCAGTCCACAGGTTACGGTTACGGATACTGTCAGCAATGCTTGCATCCAGTTCACGCATACCAGGTGCCAATAGACGACCCATTTCATTACGGGCACCAGCAAGCGGTACAAGACCATTCACAAGACTGCCAGCAACCATTGCAGGACGACCACCCTTCATCTGGAGAACATCAACAAGTTGAGTCAAGCCAGTCATGAAGGATTTGTTGGTAACGTTCTGAGCAAGGATGTAACCAAGACGACCAAACTGTTGTTCAGCCCAGTTCTCACCCATCTCCAGACTTGCGTCACCAATATCAGCAACGGTTGAAAGGATTGAGTTAAGGGGTTCAACAGCATCGTAGCTGATGTACTTATCGCCAATCTTGATTGAACGTGGTCTCCAACCTGCTTGGATCCAGGCATCACGGAGTTGACGATCCGGTGGACCGTTACCTGTAATCGTGCCACTCATAAAGGCTGTAGCAGCTACAGTCACAGCACTCATACCAATTGCTTCACGTCCACGGATCAGTGCCTGTGCAGAGGCAAGCTCTTCAGGTGTACTAATGCCGTAGAGGTTCTTCAGGACTGCAGCATCATCAGGAGCGTTGATATCCAGGTGTTTGATGTCATGGACTTCTTTGATGAACTGGTTAACAACAGGCATGTGCTTACCAGTCAACTCCAAGGAGTTCCAACTGGTGCGAGCAAACAACAGGAATGGACGCATGAAGGCATTGCTAGAGAACGCCTCATCAAGCTTCTTACCAAAGCCCTGCAGTTCACGAGTCATCGTTACTTCATCAGCTGCCATCTTGGCAATCTGATCAGTGATGATTCCATCTTCAGACCACACCTTACTGTGGAAGGCTTCAGAGATTTGGGGGAGTATCTTCTGAATATCAGTGTCTGAGGCGGTCCTACCAGCGTCTGTAAGGGTGTCGTAGGCCTCATTGAATGCCATTGCCTTCAGACGACCACGGGCAATGAGATGACGCCATCCAGTGTCCCCTGCTTCCATTGCCTTAGCAGCCCAACTAAAGAAGGGGTTATTGTTAAGGGTACGGATCTTATCGGCCATCAGCCAAGCTGCTTTATCTCCATCAGAGCCATGGGCCATGAAGAAGGCACCCTGCTGCTGCCATTCAATATCTTTGATGTTACTGACTTCACGTCCAACAGCAGATGCTGCTAGGTGAGAGTCAGGCAGTTCTGCACCGATCTGTGCATTCCAGGACTTCTTAACCAACTGCCAGGCTTCACCAACACCATCCAGCATCCCACCAAGTTCATACATAGCAGAACGCAGAGTGCGGTCATTACCTTGGATGTAGGAACCAGTGCTACCAACAATGGTCGCAACAGGACGCAGGAACGAGTTAAAGCCAGTACTAAAGGTTGCCTTACTGACAGTCCTAGGACCACTCAGGAATGAGTTGATCATCACACCATTCATCTCACGGAGGATGGCGTTACGTTGGACTGAATCACCGTCAGTGTAACCATGGAGCTTCTTAGCCATGAAGGCGTGAAGATCTTTCAGGTTAGTGAAGTTCTCAGACTTAGATAGGGAGTCAGTATAAAGGCGGAGTAGGTTGTCGTCAGTGTCTTTGCTGATGGTGTTGAAGATGTCATCGAGGAGCGACTTAGCACTGTCGCTAGCATCAGCCACAGCATTCAGCACTTCATCAGGCATCTTAGGTGAGCTGAAAGCACTAAGACCGTAGGAATGCAAGGTAGAAGATTCCTTCCGATACTTCAGAAGGGTCAGCATGTTCTCGTACAAGGTACGACCAATGCCATCCTGTTCAAGGATGTCCACCTGATCACCTACACTTCCAGCAAGACGTGCAATGTCTCTGACTTTCTTAACGCCTTGACCAATCAGAAGGTCAACAGCATAGACACCACTAGGATCTAATACATCCTGACCAAACAGACGATCCCTGTTCTTACCAAACAAAGGGCTATCAAAGGCAATGTCATCAACTGTCAGATCAGCAATGTCGTTGATGCCACGGCTACCGTAGAAATCATCGACGATCTCTTGTGCAATAGCCTTCACATCTTCAGGTGCTTTCTTGTTACCCTTCAGCCATTCGATATGGGCTTGGTAGGAGGGATCATCTACCAGACGCTGGGTCATGGATTTGATCTCTTCAAGGCTTTGACCAGGAGCACCGTTAGCAATACGACCAATGTTGGCGTCAGTTAGGCCACCACGAGGGGCACCATCTGATTGAGCCCACTCAGTACGGATACGGTGTTGATCACGCACACCATGGAAGACATTATCAGTGACGCTACTGTTCACGCCTTGAGTTACGTCTCCTTCAATCACATCGAAGCTACGACGTGGGGGAGGGTTGGGGTTAACCTGAGGTGCGGGGGCTCCAGTTGCAGGGTCAACGTCTTGCTTAGCGGACACATCACCTACATCAAGCTCCATCTGCTCCATGTAGTTCTCAGGGTTACGGTTGAGTTCATCAACAGCACGAGTGCCTGTGACGTTCTCCTGATAGGTTTGGCGAGCAGATTGGGCTTTAGTGGGTCCCCAGTTGATGCCATGCTTATCAGCCATCTCTTCCATCACCATGAGCTTATCCTCAGGTGTCATTCCATTCCATGCTGACTTCGGATTAGTGCCGAGGTAGTCATTGAATGTCATCTCTGGATGGATCTCACCGTTCTTCTTAAGAGCGTTGAACTCCTTACGCATGACAGTCTTACTGGCAAGCCCCTCAACCTCAAGACCACGACGTTGATACGCCAGCTCTTCAGCGTTCTTAAGGGCTTCACCTTGACGATCCTTGAACAGCTTAGAAAGCTCAGGATCTTGTACCTGTGCAGCAGCTTTACTAGAAGCCTCTCTAACACCCCTGAGACCGGCTCCAACGCCCTCCAAAGCAGCATCGGCTATAAGACCAATGCCCATGCCTTCAACGACGTTGTAGAGGCTTCTCTGGGCAGGTGACATATTCTCGTTGGTAGCAAAGTTACCAAGAGCGTCTTCCCATTCAGGCTTCAGTTTGATCAGCTCAGCAGTAAGGTTCGACTTCTGGGATTGGTTACTGATTACATCAGTGACTGCACCCTGTGCTGCACCCTGGATGAGGCGACCACCAACGGAAGTCTTACTAGCTCCGTACCATTGGAGACCTTTAGCAGCAAGTTGACCACCTTTACCAAGCTTGGCAGCAAGCCCAGCACCTTTGACGGCTAGGGCTCCTGTACCGAAACCCATACTCAGGAAGTTAACACCAGTACGGATGACGTTACCCCAGACAGTTCGTGTGACTGGGGCTTCAATCTGAGCAATAGGTGGCTTGTAGTCATCACCCTTCTGGTAGAACTTGGGGTCAAGGAACTTAGGAAGGGAGGTAACGTCGTTGACAGTATCTACAAGACCACCACCAAGTGCATTACCGAGTTCTTGAAGGTTCTCACCAAGGCCAAACTCCTTAGGATTAGCAGTGAGTTGGGAGGATTTAGGACGACCAGTCTTAGGGTCAGTATTAGCAGCTAGTTCTGCTTGTTGTTTTTGTTCAGCAGCCTTGGCTTCCTTCTCTTGGGCCTGCCTGGCTACCTCTTCTTGTTGCATTTGCTGATAAGCTGCATCTTGTTGAGCAGCTACATCTTTATCAATTTCAAAGTTAGGACCAGTATACATTAGGCAGTTCCATGAAGGAAGTTAACAACTCGACCATCGGGCAGAGCAATAGATAGTTTCAGACCATATTCAGTCTGTTGTTTACGGACCACACGAGCACCTCCTTTGAGACGCACCTGTGCTCCATCATTAAAGGCGTAGTCCCATCCAGTATGTGAGCGAGCACCACCATCACGGCTTGCACCAAACTCACCACCAGCGACAGTCACACCAGCACCAACAGGAACCCAACCACCACCCGCATTTACTTCGACATATTTATCGAGGTAGTTACGGTTGAAGTAGGAGTTATCTTCCATCTTGGCATCAATGTGTGGGCCGAAGTGTGTACGACCCTTAGGACCGTAACCACTGACTCTGTAGACCACACCAGACTTCCAGCCATCGGTGTTGAAGCCAATGTTCTGGAGGTTTGCTTTGGTTTGTTGTAGGACAGCACCTAGTTGTTGCTTGGGAACGTATTGAAGACCAATCCACTCCTGACCCATTCCTTTGATTGCGGAATCAAGAGACCCTTCACCACCAAAGAAACGATTAGCTCGACCTTTGACAAGTGCAATGGCAAGCTTATCTTGGGTAGCAGCATCGTACATATCATTCTGAGATGCAACACCTCGTTCAATAAGGCCACGGAGTGTTCCACCGATGATCTGATAACGGCCAGTAGCGTGGAGCTGACCAGCAGCCTGTGCTGCCATCACTTCACCTACAGTCATCTGTGAGAGCTTACGACCATTGAAGGTGTTACCAGAGCCATGTGCTACATGACCACCAGCACTACCTCCACGGTTGAAGGCGTCATAGCCTTTGTTACCAGGATCAGTCCCTTGGCTTTCCTTACTAGCAATCAGATCCAGCAGGGAGCTGTAGGCATTACCACCAGTGTAGTTAGCAGCTTGTACAGTCCTATGGATCGACGGACGCCAGGTCAGTAGACCACGAACTTCAGGTGATACCTGATCATAAAGTGCAGCAGAAGCTGGACGAGAGATCGGAGGCTTACCCCATGCAGCTAGTTGTGCATCAGCAATGTCGAAGACAGTTGCATTCTTCATACGCTGTGACAACGCTGTCAGGATCGGAGGTAGTGAGCCGCCACCGTTCCTACTGAAGTTCTCAATCTGCTTGATTTCAGCTTCATTCAGGTAGCGTGTAGTTGCCAGGGAGGCTGGATTCTTAGTTACCTGTTGAGCGATGGTTTGATAACGCTTGGCTTGTGCAGATGCACCAGTCTGACGACCACCAATCTGGAAGCCACGGGTGTTTTCATTGAGATCAGGTTGGAATTTACCACCAACCATCTGTCCATTGATGGCGTAAGCCCCTTCACCCTTTACTCCATCCTTAATGTCAGCAATAACATCCTTAGTAGCCTGAGCATAGGCTGCATCAGGGGCTACACCAGTAGACATCAGTTGCCGTGCCCTAGCAGCAAGGTCTTGCTGGGCCTTATCCAGTGCTATGTAGTAACTAGCATTCTGGTTAGAGCCAGCCCCAACACTGTTGAGGCTTTGCTTGAGTTGCTGTTGGATAGCACTGTTGGAGTTATCTTTGGTGGTTTTACTAACACTCCCAAGTTGATCACCCTGCTGTGCTTGTTCCTTGAATTTGGTAATGGAGTCTTCGCTGTACTTACCACTCATCAGCTCACGAGTTGTAAGCAAGCCACGGTTAGCAAGGTACTGAAGGTTCTGGTTACCAGTTTCAGTGCTCAGCTCTTCTTGGGATTGGCGTTGTTTGATCCATGCAGGGGCAGTCTCACCAAACTCTTGCTCCCATTTATCCCGAAGCTGTTTCTTTTCAGCTTCAGTAAAGGGGCGGCCAAGGTTACGTTCAGTCTCCAGTGCTAGGCGTTCAAAGTCTTTCTTTGCATCAGACTCTTCCTGTTCCTGATCTTGACGCTGTGTGTTGTTGAACTTACGCACAGCCTCACGGAGACCAACCAATTCAGAGCCATACAGCTCAGCAAATGGTTTGGGTTCAGCACCACCAAGAGCGATGCCTGCTTGCTCTAGCTTCTCAAGATCCTCAGCAGTGAACTGACCAGCCTCTGCAGCACGTTGGAGCAGCCCAAGGGCTTCCCTACGCTTCAGACCAATCATGGCCTTATCACCACCAGAGTTACGCATGTACCAGTTGACGACAGCATTGCCACCGTCAGCACCACGTAGCTCAGTCAGTAGGGATTGTGTGTTCTCTTGATCTTCCTGGGCCTGTAGGGTCTTGTTACGGGCTTCTGAATAGGCTGCGGTGTGTTGGGCCTCAACCTTCCGCATACCTTCATACAGGTACTGATTAGCAAGCTCTGGTGAGATACCAGCAAACCGCTTCAGATACTCAGACCTAAGAGCTACACGAGCAGCAGCATAGGTAGCAGGATCACGATCCTTGGCATCATCCAGTGTGGTGTACTCACCGTTTACAAGGACAGGAGTCCTAGCATTCTCGACAAGAAACGGCTCATAGTCAACAGCTCCCTGGATAGCCAGCTGCTTCATTGCACCGTAGAGCTTCCTGCCACTAAGACCACGGATGTAGTTACGGACTTCAGGGTTTGGTGCATTGTTTGCCAAACCATTGATAGCCTGATCACCAGCATCAAGCTGCTCTTCACCAGCACGGAACTTCTGGAACTGTTCAACGGAGATACCATTCTCCATCACGAAGTTCATGCCAGCTATTTCATCAGCCTCATCCCGTTTTTCTTGGTAGGCTAGTGCAAGCTTGGTAGCTGTTTCACTGAACTTACCTAGGGCCTGAAGGTTGCGTGATGTTTCTTCTCCACGAATCTTGATGTTCTCGGCTTCTTGCTTGGTGTTACCAAGAACTGCTTCTTGATAAGCCTTTCTCCATTCTTTTTCTAGACGATAGTTCTGATCTCGATTCTGACTCTCGATCTGGTGCTTCCGTGAAAGACCATCCGCATAGGCTTGCCTGTTCTGATGGTTCCAGTCAGCAGACTGCTTGAGATTATTGATCTCTTGCTGTCCACGCTCTAGTTCCTTCTTAGCAAGATCGGGAGCTTTAATCGGATCAAACCCTAGACTCTGGGCGTACCCTTTGAATCCGATTTGTTCCATTGTGTTTTAGTTATTTTTGAAATGCACCAATGACACTGCCTGCAGCATCAAGACCTGCTGTGATACCAGCCGACCATGGACTTACCTGAGCACCAGTAACTGGCTTGGGTGGCTTCCTCGGCTTCTGAGGATTCTGAATCTCAGGTCGAGGCATACTCAGTGGAGACTCAGGACGTGCAGCGGCAATAGGCTTAACCATGACATTAGCCCAAGCATTAAGATCAGCACCGTACTTGTCAGTAGTAATCTTATTGTTGGCTTGGTTGAAGTTAGCCTTAGCACTAACAAGACTCTCAGCAAGAATCGCTTGGTTCCTTCCTGCAGCGGCTAGGACAGCATGTAGTTCCTTACCAGCAGACCTACCAGAAGCGCCTCTAGCTTGGGACATACCAGCCTCCTGTAGGGATTTAACAGTAATGTCTTGGTTCTGGAAGGACATCTCAGTTACCGCTTCCTGTAGCTTTCTGTTCTCAGCTGCATACGCATTAGCTGCTGCCATGTTGTTGAAGCTTTTCTGTAGACCGTAGGTTTGCAGTGACTTCTGATAAGCCGCTGCATTAGTACGATCCTGTGCATCAGCAATTGCTAGCTGGTAGCGGTAATCCTGTTGGGCGGTAGCGTCTCTCCAAGAGTACTCAGCTTCAGTGTTACGCCGGAGTATGTTGGTGCCACGGACAGCGTACCGATAGTCCCTTTGAGCTTCTCGCCAGTTAAAGTTCCAAAGCTTGTTATTGTACTTGTCTAACTTCTGTGTCTGTTCATTGGCAGCATTAGCTTCTGATACACCACCAAAGATTGAGGCGATACCGCTGACTGCAGCACCTACTGCAGCAAATGGAAATGGCATACCTTACCTCCGAGTGTAGAAACGACTGGAGTACTGGCCTTCCCAGAACATTGAAACAAGACTCACAGGAAAAGGAAGCGTAGAGAGTACCCTGAATGTGTAATTCGTTGATCTCTGCATAATTGGAATCGTAAAGAAGTGTTGTCGATCAAGTGGTGTATCATTTGCTTTATAGAAATCAGCATTCTTTGAACCTACAGCTTCTGACCACTCAGGGCGTCCATTGGCCTTGATACCAAAGGCAAGGTCCCCGCCAAGACCTGTGTAGATCTTATAGCGTGAAACAACGACTGAGGCTGGCGCGTCATTACCGTCGTCAGTGCGGTAGAAGATGGTTGGAAGGATGACTTCAAACGGATAGGTGTAACCAATGAACACAGCTGTCTTAGATAGGTCACCATTGATCTCAACATAACTACCACCACCATCACTCTTTACTGTGGGATAGCCAAGCAATCCAGTTTCAGTGAAATTGAGTTGAGTAGGACCTGTAGTAAGACCGCATACAAAGCAGAGTTTACGTGTTGCAGTGATTGCTTCAACTGGGAATGGTAGGTAGAACTTGGTAAGGTTAGTCGTGCTGTTATATGTCCCAGTCACCTGAGACCACATATCAAGGTACGGATTAGATTTACTACCATCACTAGCAATCACACCAGAAGCTGATGGACTTTGGGTTAGAGCATAGTCTTGAATAACATAACGATCAACCTGACGTGTAACGGCATACATCACATCAGCATTAACAGCATGATGTTGGACCTTTCCTGACAACTGCCATGTACTCCATGCAGACATCTGACGTTCATCACCTTGCTGGGCATAACGCCATAGGTACAATGTATCGCTGTCCCTACCAGCAACAGAAAGGAGACTATTCTGTGGAGAAGTAACTAGCTGATCTCGATTGGCTGGTATCCACTCACTAACAATCTTTGATTGGTCTACAACATTTGGGTTCTCATCTTGCCCTCGTGTGAGGATTTCAAAGACACGGGTGTAGCTAGCATTCTTTGATGTGAAGATGATGGTTGTCCCCAAGTCTTGAGGGTGAACCAGTGGATCACATTCGTAGTTGGAAATCGTCTTAATCGTTGTGGTGGTAGGAGTCCAGATGTTGTTATCAGCAGACATCATGAACTGCTGTGCTTGGCTAAACAGCAGTAGACCTTGAGTGGTAGGTACCACAGCATGGAGCACTGCAGGCTTAACACTAGAGCAGCTCAGATCAATAGGATCAGAAGCAACAAGCGTTGTAGCTGTGGTGAAGTAGAAGTTGAAGTATTCACCAGCTTGGCTGAGAACAACGTTATCTTCACTCAGGAAGCCAAGACGGTTGTTAAAGAAGAATGGGTGCTGGATTGTAGAGCCAACAAAGCTTGGGTGTGAGTTGGAATCATTATCACCAACAAGACGTGGTTCCCAGGTGATGGGCCGCACAGTAAAGGTACCATCAGCGTTACGCACTAACTCATGCGGCATAGTGGAGGCCTTAAGACCAGCACTAAGGCCAGGCTTAATGGTCTCTTCCCAATAACCTGCACCACTGGTGCCGTTATCAGCCTTGAACTGCACGTAGTAGCTAGAGGCGTTTGCGGCTGAGTTAGTGATCTCTACAACGCGACCATTAACACACTCATTAGGTAGCCGAGCAATGTTCTCTACGTGATCCTGGAATGCCATCAAAGCATCACCATCACGACCACCTTTTGCAGTTACGGTCATGGTGGCTGTACTACTCAGCTCAATGTTGTTACCGACACGAGTGACGGTTATACCTGCTGGGCTACCAATCTTGGCAATGATTGCTGTGATCAGTTCCTCAGCGTCAAGGACTTTCTTCGGGGGATCAGTTGCACCAACACCATCATCAGCATTGCGAGTTAGAACGTCGTATTTTGTACCGTTAATGGTGACTACATAGTTAGCGCTGTACTCAACAGCCATCAGTCGGATGGTTGCCTTGGTGCGTGGGGTGTAGGCAGGATCGGGTAACGCTTCAACCTTAACCGTGTTGTTGGTGATGAAGGTATAGTCGTTTACTGTAGTAAAAGTAAAGCTATACCTAGGGCCTGTGAGGTACGCAGCAGCTGAACCCTCCAGGGTTACAGTCTTCCGAGCACCATCAATAAGACTCCAGATACTCAGTGTACCGTTGAGTACATTACCGATGTACTTCTCGTTGTTATCACGGAAGATGGTAAACCAGTCAGCGTTGTCAAATGTACCTGGAGCAATGAGTGAGTTATTAGCAGCACGAAGCTCTTTAATGAAACGTCCACCAGGACGCTTTGTAAGCCCCTGTGTGGGGTCTGGATAGGCGTTCAGGGCTCCACGTACCTGACCAGGAAATAGACGCTCATCTACCTGCTGTGAGACGCCTCCTAGGAAGTTAGCGATTCGTTGACTTATTGCTGCCATTAGCGTAGAAGAGTTTGATACGGTTGATAGCTGACATAGTTATGATCACCACGCTTAAAGCCAAACATGCTGTAGTCACCTTGATTACATTCGTACTCCATGATGTTGGCACGTTGTAAGGCTTCACGGCTGGCTAGTAGTTGGTATTGATCACCGTCCCCCACAAGCTTCAATGCTGCATAGCTGGAAGCACGAGCGACGATATAGTCACGGAATGGGATTGGCAGATCTTTCCAATCAAACCACCAAACAATGTCGCACTCAATAGGCTGACCAATAGGCCAAACATAGGTATGATTGGTGGTGTTATAAAGACGGCCGTCCCTACGGACAGCATCAATATCAGCATTCTTTAGGTTCTTAGATAGATCAACCTGCAGCATGTTATCTGCGATACGAATGAAGCCATCTACATCAGGTGTGAGTGGATAGTTCGGTTCAGTGTTAAATGTCCAACCTTCAGCCTGACATTCACGAGAGCATTGGATAAGGGTATCGTATGCAATAGAAAGTTCAGGGTTGGCTTGATCCAGCTCAGTGACTGGGGCCTGACCCACAGCCGATAGGATCTGATTCACAGCGGCCAGTTCGGTGTCCGCGTAGCTTGTGGGAAAAGGCATAATGAGAATCGTTATCAACGATAGGTAAATAAAAAAAGGGACCCCCGAAGGAGTCCCCAGAAGCGTTGTCTTAGGCGACAACAGGAATGTTGCACTCCACACCACCAGCGTAGTTACGCAGGCCCTTGGTAGTGGAGGTGACGGTGCTAGCAGCCACAGGGGTGCCACCAAAGGCACGACGGGTACGAGCAACCGACTTACGAATAGTATCAGCAGTACACACACCGCTAGGAGCAGCGGCGGTGCCTTTCTCAGTAGAGAGATTAGCAGCCATAGTTAGGGAACGGTTCTTCCGTATTCAAGAGGAGTAGGAGGGTTCCACGTCTCAGAACCTACCCGACCAACACCATTGATTAGGGTCCGCTTAATAGAGACACCAGGAGACATGGAGCGGGAAGCAGAATTGAGCGTAGGACCCTTAGAAGCAGCACCTTGAGCTGCCACACCATTAGCAGCAGCCACAGCAGCGAGGAAGTCTTCCTTAGGAAGCATCTTCTCCACATCGTTGATCATGCTGACGAGTTGCTCTTTGGTAGCCCCCGAAGGGACTTGAAGACCAAGAGCAACTACCAGCTGAGTCAGTGCCTCGATGTGGAATGTAGACCAATCGGGGGACTTTGCCATGATTAGGCAGCCTGCAGTTCGATAGCAGCAGCAGGGTTCAGGGTGCCACAACCCATAGCCAGACGACCCACGATGATGTCGCCCTGATACAGGACAGACACATCACCAGAAGTGGTTTGCACTTGGGGACCGATAGCCTCGACCACACCAGCAGCATCTTTCTGGTAGATCAGACCACAGTGGTTAGTGAAGTCACCGCTGTAATCGTTGTTCTCACCACTCACCTTGGCAACATTACCAGCCAGGAAAGGCAGGTTGTTGGAGCGACGGATGCTGATACCAGCGATCTCATAGAGACCTTCACCGCTGTTCAGGTTACCTTGGCTGGAGCCAAAGTCACGGTTCAGGATGTTGGTATCGACTTGGCTCACGAGAGCGTAGTATTGACGAGGAGACAGCACAGCAGTGCGACCCTGCTTGGGCAGGTTCTTCTCATCGAGAATTGCAGCAGCCTCAAAGAAGGCATCCACCAGATGTTGGGCGCTATAAGCGTTACCAGCACCCAGTTTGATCACAGAACCACCGGGCTCAGGACCAGGACCAGCAGTGATCGGATGGGCTTCACGAGCAGCCTTAGCGATGGTGCGGAAGATCTTCTTATCGTATGCCTCAGCAAGGGCATAACCAATCTTCTTAGCGATCTCACCACGCAGGCTGTAGTGGGCAAGAGTCTCATCAAGGTCGTAGACGAATGCGCTGGATACCAGCAGGTCGTCGCAGATGATGGTCTTCTCAGCCACCGGAGGATCGCCGCTACCAAGGATGGGAGTACCCACGGTGTGGTAGTCAGCTGTCATGCGACCCGTGAAGATGAACTGCAACGATTTGCCGTTCTTCAGGGTGCGGTTCTGTACGGTGCCTTTTGCAATCGTCGCTGCCTCATAAGCCTTGAACAGCTCACCAGAGAACAGCTTCAGATAGGTGCCGTACTTAGTATCGTATACACGGGACTTGTCGGTATCAGCGACAGCCTTGTTAATTACACCAAAAGGTGATTGGGTTGCATTAGGAGCAGCCATTGTTAGAAAAGAGAGAATTTGTTTACAGTTCTCCCTAACGCGTTAGGAATTACAAGGAACAGTAGCGTTCATTGTCATTCGGGTTTTTGTTTGTTTTGTCGTCTCTCCGACTGTCAATGGCTAAGGGTGTCGAGCGTACTCGGCCTTAACCAATAGGAGCCAGGTCCGACACTGAGGTGCCTGACTCCCACTCATCAGCTCACACAAACCGCAAGGTCTGGGAACTTCTGAGGATCTACTTTGATGTTAGCTTTTGCTAGTTCATCACATGCCTTAATGAGGGCGACTTGATTAGCAACCACTGCTCTATTGGTAAGAGCAGCTGCCATCTTGGCACAGTCACCAAGAACACTTGAACCAAATGGAACTAAGACACCAGCAGCCACTTGGTAGTGACCAGTGGTGGCATTACTTTCACCAGCCCAGCTGTTGGCGTTACCGTAACCACTGCCTAGATAGAAGGTAGGGGTACGACAGTAGACACCTGGAGCAAAGCCGTTGTGGTTATCCCATTGGTTGTTGTATTGCTGGTTGAGGTTTACACCACCTCCAGTTGATTGATTAACAATAGCCTGGGGATTGGTGGTATTTTGAACGGAACTCTGTGATGCGGCACCTTCAGCAAAGGCCCCCGAAGGAGCCAATGCCGTTAGGAGAGCCGCTAAGATGCGACCCTTCATAATCAGTAGTTGAAGAAGACGCCAGCCAGAGTGCTAGACTCAGTACCAGTAAAGGAGTTCTGAGTGTCATTCAGGTAGGTACCGTTGGTCACTGCGTTAGTGCTATAGGTAGCCGAAGCAGTGTTGGTCACCGCACCACCAGTACCAGCAGTCGTCAGAGCAGGGCCAGCGGTCGGATCCCAAGAGGCAGATGCAGTTGCACCAAGACCTTCAGTAGCCGTACCAACGGTGTGCTCTTCAGAATTGTAGGTGCCGTTGATGGTCACAGTACGGGTACCACCAGTAATCGTGGTGGAGGTTGTACCGTTCAGTTCACCAAGGGAACCAGCAAAGCTAGGAGCAGCAGAGAGGGCCACCGTAGCGGCAGCGATCAGAGCTTTCTTAAACATCATATTAGCGCTGTGTCAATACTATCCCTACCAACCACAGCATCGGTAGGGAAGAGGGTTATGGAGCCGTAGGTGATGTACCATCAGGGTACTTAATCGAGCCCTTAGGGCTCATCTCAGTGGTCGTCTGCTTACCCGGATAGGGTGCAGGCCACGGATACTGTTCAGTCCAATAGAAAAGGTTGTTACCCTTGTTACCGATGTACTCAACAGTCACTTGTGAGTCTTTCGGATCAAAGCCACGACGGGCTACTGCAGTTGCAGGCATGATGTTTATCCAATAGTAGGAGCAGTGAGTGCTACTGGAGTGGAGTCAGCAGCTGCAAGGTCAAGCGGGAAGTTATGGGCATTCCGTTCGTGCATCACCTCAAAGCCGAGACCAGCACGATTGAGAATGTCAGCCCAAGTATTAACGACACGACCATCAGAAGAGAGCAGGGACTGGTTGAAGTTGAAACCGTTCAGATTGAAAGCCATAGTGCTGACCCCAAGAGCAGCAAACCAGATGCCCACAACAGGCCAAGCAGCCAAGAAAAAGTGAAGGGAGCGGCTGTTGTTAAAAGAAGCGTACTGGAAAATGAGACGACCAAAATAGCCGTGAGCAGCGACAATATTATAAGTCTCTTCCTCTTGGCCAAACTTGTAACCATAGTTTTGACTTTCCTGTTCAGTAGTTTCACGAACAAGCGAGGACGTAACCAGCGAACCGTGCATCGCACTAAATAGCGACCCACCAAATACCCCAGCGACACCGAGCATATGGAACGGGTGCATGAGGATGTTATGTTCGGCTTGGAAAACGAGCATATAGTTGAAGGTACCCGATATACC